AGAGACTTATCATCAATATGCCGCCCCGGCATACCAAATCAGAGTTTGCATCGTTCCTTCTACCGTCGTGGTTCTTGGGTAAGTTCCCTGAGAAGAAGGTTATCCAGACTGCTCACACCGCAGAGCTATCGACGGGGTTTGGACGTAAGGTACGGAATCTGGTCTCGTCAGATACGTACCAGAAGATATTCCAAACAAAGCTGTCGAGCGACTCAAAAGCAGCAGGACGGTGGAACACCGACAAGGGTGGGGACTACTTCGCTATTGGTGTAGGTGGTGCAGTGACGGGTAAGGGTGCTGACCTTCTTATCATTGATGACCCCCATTCAGAGCAGGAAGCAAAGCAGAACAATCCTGCGGTGTTTGACCAAGTCTATGAGTGGTACACCTCTGGGCCTCGTCAGCGTTTACAGCCTAACGGGGCAATTATTATTGTGATGACCCGTTGGGCCAAGAGAGACCTGACCGGGCAGATTCTGAAGAAGTCCGGCGGGGATGGGGTAGACGATTGGGAGGTGATTGAGTTCCCTGCAATCCTTCCATCAGGAACTCCCCTATGGCCTGCGTTCTGGTCTAAGAAGGAACTGGAGGCTATCAAGGCTGAGATTCCTGTCGCCAAGTGGGAAGCGCAGTACCAACAGAACCCGACCGGTAATGAGGGTGCGATTATCAAAAGAGACCAGTGGAGGATTTGGGAGTCTGAGAAGCTCCCAATGTGTGACTACATCATCCAGTCTTGGGACACAGCCTTTGAGAAGAACAACCGTGCTGACTACTCCGCCTGTACCACTTGGGGAGTATTTGATTACGCAGATGAAAAAGGAAAAGACCAGACCAACATCATCCTGCTTGATGCGTTTAAACGCAGGATGGAATTCCCTGAACTGAAGAAGCTTGCCTTAGAGCTTTACAAACAATGGGAACCCGACACCTTGATTATTGAGAAGAGAGCCGCCGGGGCTCCTCTGATTTACGAACTCCGCAAGATTGGTGTGCCCCTGTCTGAGTACACACCCAGCAAGGGGAATGACAAGGTTAGCCGTGTAAACTCTATTGCAGACCTATTTGCCTCTGGGATTGTCTGGTGTACAGGTTCTCGTGATGCAGATGAGGTTATGGAGGAAATGGCAGCATTTCCAAATGGCGATAACGATGACTTGGTGGACTCAAGCAGCCAAGCATTGATGAGGTTCCGCCAAGGTGGGTTTATCCAGATTGCTTCCGACGAACAGGATGATGAGCCCATCTTCCGTCGCAAGTATGAATATTACTAAGGACGTATATGGCTACCAATGTAGATAAGGGTTTGTACCAAGCACCAATGGGCATAGAGCAGTTAGCTCAAGACGAGGAGCCACTTGAGATTGAGATTGTTGACCCAGAGGAAGTAAATATTCATATGGGTGACATGGACATCTCCATCATCCCCGGTGAGGATGAAGACGAGTTTGGTCAAAATCTTGCAGAACTTATTGACGATGGAGACCTTCAATCCATTGCAGGGGATTTGGATGGGGACATCGACAACGACCGGAACAGCCGTAAAGACTGGGAGAAGGCCTACACCGATGGTTTGAAGCTACTCGGACTCCAGTTTGAAGAGCGCACAGAACCTTGGCAGGGAGCTTCCGGGGTGTTCCACCCCATGATTACCGAGGCAGTTGTACGGTTCCAATCAGAAACAATTACAGAGATGTTCCCGGCCCAAGGGCCTGTACGTACAAAGATTATTGGTAAAGAGACCCCAGAGAAGAAGGAAGCAGCAGTTCGTGTTGAGGAAGACATGAACTATGAACTCACTGAGGTAATGCGTGAGTTCCGCCCTGAGCATGAGCGGATGCTGTGGAGTCTTCCCGCGACAGGTTCTGCGTTTAAGAAGGTCTACTACGACCCTAACCTTGGACGGCAGGTCTCCATGTTTGTTCCCGCAGAGGACATCATCCTCCCCTATGGAACGACCGACCTAGACACCTGCTACCGTTTAACGCATGTCATGCGTAAGACCAAGAACGAGATTATGAAATTGCAGGAAAGCGGTTTCTATCGGGATGTTGAGTTGGGTGAACCAACAAAGGACAGAAGCGACATCAAACAGGCCAAGGACAAAGAGACCGGCTTTAGTGATTTAAACGATGACCGCTACACCCTCTATGAGGTTCATGTAGACCTAGACCTGCCCGGATATGAAGATACCAATTCTGAAGGAGAAGAGACAGAGATTGGACTACCCTACGTAGTCACCTTCATCAAGGGCTCAAACGATGTTCTGGCTATCCGCCGCAACTGGGAGCCGGACGACGAACTGCGTTTAAAGCGCCAGCACTTCGTCCATTACCAATACATCCCCGGATTTGGGGCATACGGCTTTGGTCTGTTCCACCTCATCGGTGGATTTGCCAAGAGCGCCACCAGCATCATGCGCCAGCTTATCGATGCAGGAACTCTGTCTAACCTCCCCGGAGGATTGAAGTCCCGTGGACTGCGGATTAAGGGAGACGACACCCCCATCCAGCCGGGAGAGTTCCGCGATGTAGATATCGGTTCGGGCGCTCTGCGGGACAACATCCTGCCTCTGCCTTACAAGGAACCCAGCCAAGTCCTTGCAGCCCTATTGGGAACCATCGTAGATGAGGGGCGTAGGTTTGCAGCTACAGCAGACATCAAGGTCAGCGACATGTCCGCCCAATCCCCGGTCGGTACAACTCTGGCAATTCTGGAGCGTCAACTGAAGGTGATGACGGCAGTACAAGCCCGCCTCCACTACACGTTTAAACAAGAACTAGGTCTCCTTGCTGAAATCATTGCAGACTACACAGACCCAGCCTACGACTACGACCCAGACACATCTAACCGTAGTGCAAAGAAGACTGACTACGAGTACGTGGAAATCATCCCCGTAAGCGACCCTAACGCAGCAACGATGAGTCAGAGGGTGGTTCAGTATCAGGCTGTGATTCAGATGGCACAGATGGCTCCTGACATCTATGACATGCCACAACTCCACCGCCGGATGTTGGAAGTTTTGGGGATTAAGAACGCAGAGAAGCTGGTCAAGCTCCCAGACGACCAAAAACCCCGTGACCCCGTTACGGAGAATATGTCCGTCCTAAAAGGAGAGCCCGTCAAGGCGTTCCTGAATCAAGACCACCAGTCACACATTGCAGTGCATATGGCAATGTTGCAAGACCCAATGGTCATGGCAGTCATTGGACAGAATCCCCGTGCCCCTGCAATCCAAGCAGCCCTGATGGCTCACCTTGCAGAACATGCAGGATTCCAGTACAGGAAACAGATTGAAGCCCAACTGGGATTGACTCTACCTCCAGAGGATGAAGACCTACCACCGCAGATTGAACAAGCTCTGTCTGAAATGATGGCTAAGGCTGCTCAACAGGCTTTGCAACTGAACCAACAGCAAGCACAGCAACAGCAAGCTCAACAGCAGGCTCAAGACCCAATGGTAATGATGCAGCAGCAAGAGCTTCAGCTTAAACAAGGCAGTTTGCAACTGGAGGCTCAGAAGGTTCAGCAGGATTTTGCAATTGAACAAGCCAAGCTGGAACTGGAGAAACAGCGCATGGTTCTGGACTCTTCTGCCAAGGCGGACGCTAACAACCTGCGCAAGGAAGAGACCGCCGCTCGTATGCAGTTGGAAGGTGTCAAAACTGGCGCGGCTATCCGGGAATCCCAAGCCAAACAGAAGTTTGACCAAGAAAGCTCCGGGGTAAAGATTGGAGCCCAAATAGCCAAAGACCAAATGAACCAACCTACAGGTGAACCATGATTCAGAACTTCGCACGCGTATTGCGCGAACAAATACGCATTGACATGAACAATTATGCAGACGACTTGGCTGGTGGGGCCTGTTCGTCCTTTGATGAGTATAAAAAACTGTGCGGGGTGATTCAAGGCCTAGCCATCGCAGAGTCCTACCTATTGGCCTTGCTAAAGAAAGCTGAAGAATCAGATGAGTAACATCATTTTGCCTCCGGGGGTAGTAATGCCCGCCCAAACGTCAGAAGAACCTGACGCAGAAATGACAGACGCAGAGAAAGCCAAGCAGCTTCCAGAACCCTCTGGATACAAGCTGTTATGTGTGCTGCCCGCAATCGATGAAAAGATTGAAGGCACAAACCTTGTCAAGTCGCAAGACATGATGAAGCGCGAAGAAGTGACTACAGCAGTTTTGTTCGTGGTCAAAGTTGGCCCAGACGCATATTCTGACAAAGAAAAGTTTCCCAGCGGGCCTTGGTGCAAGCAGGGTGATTTCATCATGGTTCGCACCTACGCAGGTACGCGATTCAAGATGTACGGTCAGGAAATGCGCTATATCAACGATGACCAAGTTGAAGGTGTTGTGCAAGACCCCCGTGGAATCACCCACGCATAAGGAGAAATCATGGAAAAATTTAAGTTCCCGGATGAATTGGAGGACGACAAGACAATTGAGATTGAATCTAATGCAGATGAGATTGAAATTGAAGTCGTAGACGATACACCTCAGGCAGACCGAGGCCGTAAAGCCTTGGACAAAGAGGTTGAAGACCCCACAGATGAGGAAATTGCCTCATACGGTGACAAAGTAAAGGTGCGGATTAAGGAATTAACCCACGCCCGACACGATGAACGCCGTGCAAAAGAAGCTCTTATGCGAGAAAAGCTGGAGCTTGAGAACATGGCACGACAGATTGTTGCTGAGAACCAACAATTACGTAAGCATGTCAATGACGGAAGCCAGCAATTTCAGCAGCAATCCGTCCAATTGGCAGAAAACGAGCTAGAAAACGCCCGGAAACAGTATAAAGTTGCACAAGAGGCGTTTGATTCTGATGCTATACTGGCTGCGCAAGAAGCGTTGCTAGAAGCGAAGATGAAAATCGCCGCTATTAAGGGCTCCCGACAGCAAATCCGTCAGGAGGAGCGTGAAGAAGCCCCGCGACAAGTCCAACAGCAACCTGAAGCCAAGGCAGATGCCAAAACCTTGCGCTGGCAAGCAAAAAACCAGTGGTTTGGTTCTGATGGATTTGAAGAAGTTACCAGCTACTCACTAGGGCTGCACCAAAAACTAGTGAACTCGGGTGTTGACCCGCGAAGCGACGAGTATTTTGAACAAATAGATACTCGCATACGAGACAAGTTCCCAGAGGTATTTGGGAATGAGAAGTCTAAAGAGTTTTCCAGACGACCTACTTCGGTTGTTGCGCCCGCTGCTCGTTCATCGGGCACAAAAAAGGTTCAAATGACTAGCACCGCTATGGCGTTAGCTAAGAAGTTTGGACTAACCCCGCAGCAATACGCTGCTCAAGTAGCTAAATTGGAGGCCTCAAATGGCAACTCGTGATTCTCGTGACCTATCCACCCGTGAAAAAGGTGCTCGTTTTGTTTATCGGCCCTCTAGCGCATTGCCAGACCCGAACCCTATCCCCGGTTTCACACACCGCTGGGTTATGACTCATCTTCTAGGTCAAATTGAACCTACGAATATGTCTCGCAAACTCAGAGACGGATATGTTCCGTGTAAGGCAGTTGACTACCCGGAGCTAATGCTCCAAGGAAACGAAAAGACAGGCAATATTGAAATTGGTGGTCTCATGCTCTGCAAGATACCAACTGAAATCTCTGAAGGCATGTTTGAGTACTACACCGGGCAATCGCAAGCACAGATGGAAGCGGTAGACAACAGTTTTATGCGTCAGAGTGACCCGCGAATGCCGTTGACTATGGAAAAACGCTCTAGTTCAACGCGTGGACGGATTTAAATTTTATTTTAGGAGTCCTTTATGGCTTACCCTGTTGTATCAGCACCTTACGGGCTGTTGCCGCAGAACCTAATTGGCGGTCAAGTATTTGCTGGTTCCACCCGCATGTACAACATCCAATATGGCTATGCGACTAGCATCTTCTATGGTGACTTTGTTGTTCTTTCTCGTGGCTTTGCCACACGCGCCTCGGTTGCTGCTGGCACTGGTCTGAACCAGACCGTCGGTATCTTCTTGGGATGCACTTACACCAACCCCACGACTAAGCAAAAGTTGTTCTCTCAATATTGGCCCGCAAGCACCGCTGCCGGTGACTGCCAAGCCTATGTTTTTGATGACCCTGATGCTGTGTTTAAAGCGGTTGTTTGCTCCGCTACTACTGCTGTTGCTTCTGGCGCTATGGCGATGATTGGCACTAACCTGTCAGCCATCAACAATACCGGTAGTGTCAACACTGGTAACTCTGCCAACGCAGTTCTGGCTCCTTCGGCTACTCCTGTTACCACCACTTTGCCGTTGCGCATGGTTGGTCTGGTTCAAGAGACCGCAGTTGCTTTGGGCACAGCCACTTTCAGCACGGGTACTACTACCCTGACCGTGAGTGCTTTGCCTTCCGCATTGCCAGTTGGTACGGACGTTTCTGTGTTGACCACCAGTGGTCAAATCGCACAAACTGGTTCTTTTGTGGCTACCGCAGCAGCCGCTGGCGACACATCCGTTGTGTTGAACCAAGCCGCTACGTTCACATTGAACTCAGGCGTGTACGGAGCGACCGTGGTCTTCACCCAGTATCCCGAAGTCTTGGTTAAGTTGAACCAAGGTCTGCACGGCTACTACTCTGCCACTGGCGCATAAGGAGTTAAATCATGGCTATTTCACGCGCACAACTATTGAAGGAACTCCTTCCCGGACTTAACGCTCTGTTTGGTCTGGAATATGCCCGCTACGGCGAAGAGCACAAGGAAATCTACGAGACCGAGAAGTCGGAGCGTAGCTTTGAAGAAGAAACCAAGCTGGCTGGCTTTAGTGCTGCACCGGTCAAGAATGAGGGCTCTGCAATTGCTTATGACAATGCGCAGGAGGCTTTCACTTCCCGTTACAACCACGAAACCATTGCATTGGGTTTCTCCATCACCGAGGAAGCTGTGGAAGACAACCTGTACGACAGTCTGTCTGCCCGCTACACCAAGGCCTTGGCTCGTGGTATGGCTTACACCAAGCAGGTCAAAGCAGCATCTGTCATCAACAACGGTTTCTCCTCGGCTTATGTCGGCGGCGACGGCGTTGCTCTGTTCAGCACTGCTCACCCTCTGGTGAATGGCGGAACCAACAGTAATCGTCCTTCCACTGGCGCTGATTTAAACGAGACTTCCTTGGAAGCCGCCGTTATTCAAATCGCTGGTTGGACTGATGAAAAAGGTCTGTTGATTGCAGCCAAGCCCCGCAAGCTGGTTATCCCAGTGAATCTGATGTTCGTTGCTACCCGTCTGTTGGAAACCAGCCTCCGTGTTGGCACTACCGACAACGATATCAACGCGCTGAAGAACAATGGTTCTATCCCCGAAGGCTACTGTGTCAATCACTTCTTGACAGACGCTAACGGCTGGTATCTGACCACTGACGTGCCTAACGGTATGAAGCACTTTGAGCGTATGCCCCTGACCAATAGCATGGACGGCGACTTTGATACCGGCAACGTCCGTTACAAGGCCCGCGAGCGTTATTCGTTCGGCTGGTCTGACCCTCTGGGTATGTTTGGTTCCCCCGGAGCCTAAGGGTTAAAACCCTTTGAGAGAGGCCCCTTCGGGGGCCTTTTTCATTGCTTGCACGCTGTTTAAATACATGCTATATTGCTCTCACTCCGGGGTTACCGGCGTATCAAACTGTCCCGGCAGACGACATACCGATTGATGCGCTTCACTTGTATGTAAGGACTCATCATGGGATTCGCTACTCACCTCGGCCCTTGGCTGCTTGGCACGGTCAAAAACACCACCGGCACTACCGCTGGAACTGTTCGCAATATGGGCGCTACTATCGTTGCCCAGAACTACACAGCCCCCACTGCGGTCATTCTGGCAAGCCCTGCGGCGCAACTGATGTTCGCGCTCCCTGCTGGCGCTAAGATTGTTCGTTTTGGCCTTGAAGTCAATGTTGCCCTGACTGGCGCAACTAACTGCGGCGTTACCATCGGTAGCAGCGGCACTGCCAACTTGTACATGGCTACGGTCAACACCGGCACTTCAGCGGTTCAGACTTCTCCAGCTACCATCGCAGCGGCTACTTCAGGTCTTTATGACAGCATCGGCACAACTGATGTGCTGGTCTACGGTACTTTTACTGCGGCTACCGCTGACGCTACTGCCGGTACGATTACTGTCACTGTTGAGTACATCGTTCGTGACTCTGACGGCTCTGCCAACCCATCTGCAACCCAGCAGTAATTAGTCTCAGGGGCTTCGGCCCCTGTTTTACAGGAGATTGATTATGATGCAGACAGACGTTAAGAGTGGCGCGGCGGCGGCTAACGCAACCACTACTATTTTTGCTGGCCCAGCCCGTATCAAGGGCATATCCATCAGCTACTCAACAGGCGCAACGGTTGTGTTGAATGATGGCACAGCCGGTACAGCTATGTTCTCGTTTACCGCGCCAGCGGCTGCGGGAGCTATCTACATGGTGTTTCCCGGTGAAGGCATTAAGTGCAGCACCAATATCTCTGCCGTAGTTTCTGCGACTACAACCGCAGTGGTGTTCTATGGCTAAGAAGAAAGGCCCGGTTCTCTCGGTCGGTCGTGGCGAGAAGCTGCCCGTATCCAAGGGGGCTGGACTGACTGCCAAAGGCCGTGCCCGCTACAACGCTGCAACAGGCAGCAACCTCAAGGCCCCCCAGCCCCAAGGTGGCCCGCGCAAGGACTCGTTCTGTGCCCGCATGTCTGGTATGCCGGGGCCGATGAAAGACGAAAAAGGCAAGCCCACCCGCAAGGCGGCTTCTTTAGCAAGATGGAAATGTTAGGAACACAAAATGGCTACTAATCGCATGGTTTCAGCAAAAGAACTGGAAGCTTCTGGTCTTTCTTTGCGTGATTTTTTGAATAAAGAGCGCGGCCTAACTCGCAAAGCTCCAGAAGACACAAAATTTGGTGTAAACAAACCTCGTGGCCCAAGCGCAAATGATTTGGCTACGTATAAGGCACAAGAGTTGGCAGATAAAGGCCTTGATGAGAATGGTATGCCCATTAACCCAAAGAAAGATGATGGGTCTGGTGGAAAAAATACAATAGATAGACAAGATGCAATGATTGCTAGTTCCCGTAAGAACGCTGGCATGAAGGGGTATGATGAAGGCGGCGACCCCATAGAACGTGGCGGTAAGGCAAAGAAGATGGCTTCCGGTGGTTCTGCTTCCAGTCGTGCAGACGGCTGTGCCCAGCGCGGCAAGACCAAAGGACGATTTGTCTAGGAGCACGACATGGCAACCAAGCGCAAAGTAAAGAGATTTGATGAAGGCGGAGATGCCCGTGCGGGCATGGGATTTGCCGGTACGGGTAGCGGCCTAGCCGGAAGTGGTGCGGGAGATGCCTCCGCAGGTAGGGGTGATGCGGACACAGGTAGAAATACAGGCGATGCGTCTAGAGGTGGCGGGTCACGAGAAGGCAATGAAACGCGTGCAGGAGACAGCTTTGCTGGAACTGGAAGCGGACTAGGTGGCACTGGTGTAGGGGCAGCCAGAAGCGGCATTGGCGGTGACGGCCCAACTCTTGGTAATAGAGTGGGAGACTACACAAGCTCCGCAAATTTGTCCAAAAATGGCAACTTTGCCAGCTTGGGTCTAGGTCTTAATAATGCAACTCAGAAATACCAACTTAGCAACAGGCAGTCTACAGACGGCAACATGACCAATGATAGTTTCAAAAACTACACCAATCCAGATGCTGCCCAAAATGAATTTAATTATCAGTACGACAAATTAAGTAAGCAACTTGGCAGCGCCAAAGGTGGCAAGGTTAAAGCCTACGCCAAAGGTGGTGTAGTCTCTAGTGCAGCAAGTCGTGGTGACGGCTGTGCCCAGCGCGGCAAGACCAAAGGACGGATTGTATGAACGAACAGAACCAAGAAACTTTGAAGCACGTACTTGACGGTGCTTCTATCCTTACCGTGATAGGAACACTTGTGGAATTCTT